TTAGCTCTTTTAGTAATCATTTGGTATTTCTCTAAAGCATCCGTATGCCCATCGTAATATCTTTGCATTGTCATATACTCAGGTAATTTCATATCAAAATCCTGTTTACACTTCCTAAGCAAATCAGTATTTACCATGTTTTCACCTCCTATAATCCCAATTTTCTACGGTCAAATAACTCAACTTTTTGAATTACTTCTATATTCTCAATTCTATTTGCAAATTCTGCAGTAATATCAGGTGCATCATCATGTTCGGTATATTTTTGTCCTGCAAAATCCTTAATCTGATCCACAAATTCAGTATCTTCATCAGCAAATATTATTTGCCCCTTGTTCATAGCTGAAATAATCGTACTAATTTTATCATCCTTATTTTTGCGCTGCATTTCATTTATAATCTCAATGCCTCTATATTTTAAAACATCATCATTGTTAATTTTTAATTCCAATTGATTAGCGTCTGCACCATTAAACGTATTTTTTTCGATATAAATATGTGTTATATCCGGATATTCTTTTAAAAGCTTAATGGCATAGTCAATATATTTATCAAAATCAGTTCTGGCATTAATCTTTGCAAGTTCAGCTTTACGCCCATATTTCAAATTGGTATCTGATTGAGAACCAACTAAATAAGCACAATAATCAGACTTACCATTATTAGTTGAAGCAGGATCCATCAGGAGCATTGTTTTTATAAAATTATGTGTTTCAATTGTCTTTCTTGGTTCAGTATTAACAACTTTAAACCATTTTTCACCAATACTATTGACATCACCCTGCACCTCCTGTTTAAATGAAGCCGGATTTTCATAATATTGAAGTGCCATGTCAAGGCAGTCCCAAAATTCAGCCCACAACATAGGATAATGCATATCTTTTTCATGCTCATAATAAAACTCCTTAGCATTATCCAAGTGGTTTTCATCTTTGAAATTAAAAAGGATGTTCTTAAACTTTTTCCATAAACCAGAATTAAAGTAATGGTCAAGGCCATTAATCTTTTTACCATCTTTGTCTATGAAATCATCAATAAGAACACCTTTTTTATTTTTAAATTTCCATGTTGGCTGCTTAAGAAGTCTACTGTAAAAACATTCTTTATGCTGCAAGGTACCAAGAGCAATTAGTGTTGTACCTCGTTTAATGGTTTTGCCATCACGAATCAGTGGTTTTTGAACTGCGAATTTAACATCATCACTGAATCTTTTCCATTTCTTCTGTCTTGCATCCTCGGTCCTAACATCATCATCCGACTGGTAATCCATTTTGTTACATATAGGCTTTTTATCCTATACTCTCCGCATTTCTTACGGAGTATCGGCGTACATTTTCAACCCATAAGGTTGTTCGGCACTCTTGGAGGGGTTATATTTATTCACCCTCTACGCTCTACGGTGCTAATCAGCCTTTCGCAATCTGATTAATTACCTCGGTATTAGCATGGTATTAAAAAAGAGTACCTACGATAAGGCACTCTTTAAGATATTATCTATTTCATTTTTTTTAAAATATGGTATACGTATCAATTTAATATTATTTTTTAAGCAATAATTGCTTTTTATTTTGTCATGTCGTTGAATATATTCTAATTGCCTTTTAGCCTTTAAATCACTTATGCCACCAAAATATACCTTTTCAAAATGTTGCCTGCCATCAACCTCAATGCAAATATTTTTATCTGGTAAATAATAATCAAATGGTAATGCTCTCTTATCTCTGCATTTTTGAAATTTCTTTTCTTTTATGAAGGTTATATTATTTTTATGAAGCCAACTTTCAACTTCAATCATATTTTTTGAATGTTGTTTATTGGATTCGTTACACATAGGGCAACCTTTTCTTTTTATTATATTTGTCCAATAAACTTCTTGCCTGCCATGTATAGGGCATTCAAAAACAATTACGGTTGACCTTGTATTTTTTCTTGTATAACGTTTTATATATTTGCATCCCATTTGATTTTCTATTAAGTCTTTTACTTCTGTGATAGGAGTTTGATGTTCCTTTGATAATTTTATCTTAATATTATTACTCATAGGTCTTATATTTGAACATGAGCGACATAGCGTAGTCTTTTTTCTTTTAAAATTATCAAAAGTTCTCTCAAATATCTTCCCACATTTGCATCGGAATCTTAATTTTGTTCTTGCATTAATATATTCGGTTGATAATAAAGTGCATTCTGAATTTTCCTTCACATATTTCCTTACATCATCAATAGTTAGCCTTTTAGACATAACAAAAACACCTCCGTAGTGCTATTCTTTTCCGATTTATTTAGATATGGGAAACAAGGTTCGGAATACCTTGCTTTTGCTCCGTCGAGCTATCCCATATATTAATTATACCATATTTTAGATTTTAATACTTTAGCTTTCACCGATTTTACCGAATTGGCACTATATCATTACTGACATAGGGGACAATTATGTCTATCCAAAATGATTAAATCCGGCCTGCAGTTATCATATTTTCTTCCTCTCATTGGGCTTGAACTTGCTATTGATTCAATAAAAGTCTTATTTGTAAATTCAAGCTGTGTGCTATTACAAATATAACGCTTATCCTTATCATCCAGAAGTTTACCGAAAGCCTCATCAATATATTTATTATCCAGAAATGTGTTTTTAATGTCCTTAATAAACTTTTCAGCTGTAGAACCAATATCTGAGCATATCAAAGTATACTTTTTAAATTTATAGCAGTGTGACCAACATACAGGACCATAATTTCCGAATACAGATTTTCCGGTACCTCTTGGAAGTATTCTTCCTAACTGCGCAGTTCCATTACCTATAATGGAATCCTGAATATCTTTCCAAAGTTCTCTATGAACCTCAGCAATAGGAGCCGCGGCATTATCCGGCTTTGGTAAAAACACATCCTGAAGAAAATACATACAGAAAAACTCAAGATCATGTTTACCAAGCGACCATGCTAAGCCATGATAGTCAAATAAATGGTCCGCATTATTAATCATCAGGTCTTGCGCTTTATCCTTGCCAAAATGTTTTTTTAGGTATTTATACAATAATTTACGATTTTCGCTTTCTTCATCATACATTGCTAATCAATCATCCTTCTTACTACTATGGAACCAATATCCAATAGAATCCGCTAATGTAAATAAAATAAAAAATGTCATCCATGGGTGTGTCATGCACCATTCTTTCATATTATCACCTTCAAAATATTAAATTAAAAAGGTACCTGTCTAATTTTCACCCAGGTACCTTAATTTAAGAGGGGGATTTTATGTCAGGGTTGTCTGCACTGGCAACCCCGATTTCAAAAAATTATTGTAGAAAATGTGAAACCCAACGCAGGCAGGTTTGCCCATTCCCGATTTAGAATGGCACCCCCTACCGGTCGCTCCAATGCATGCTTTATTCAAACATTTCGCTAAATCAAGATTTAGCGAAATGTTTTAAGTTTCCTTACAACCATTGATGTATAAGGCTTTATGGTTATTCAATACTTAATGTATAAGCACATGATAATATTATCATGTGCTTATACATTAATTATACACGTTTTATTCATTGTCTGTTTTGTTATCTATTTCCTTAAATTCACTTTCAAGTATATCCTTTGATACATGTTCTTTGTCTTGTTTGTCGCTTACTTCGACTTTGCTTGTAGCTTTGCCTGTAGTACGATCCAACACATTGATAGCAGCATCTAACTGGGTTTTCTCATAGTGTCCATTGAGTAGTTTTATGAGCTTCTTAGCCGCATAAGGTGCAGCATACTTAAGACTATTGCTTGCTGCAGTTAAATATTCCCGTTCGAGTTTGTCCAGCTCAGCCTTAAATTCAGGTATCTCTTTCCATGCATATATAGTTGTACGACTTACATTTAATTCCTCTGAAATATCAGTAATTGTTACACCTTTTACCAATAACTTTATACATTCAATTTGAGCTTCTGTTAGCATTCCTGCACCTCCTAACGCTATAAATTATTCATTATTAACATCTTATCATTATGTTTTAATCTTGACTTAAACATTAATTAATATTACTTTGCAAAAAGATTAAAGGGATAAGTTTATTAATAACATCCGCATTGATTTTGCATATATATTGTTCTGTCAAATCAAGTTTTTCTGCTATTCTTCTATTTGTAATTTTTTCAAAGTATCTCATTTTAATTATTTCATTTTCACGTTTTGTCAATGTACCTAAAGCATTGTTTATTTTATCAATCTGGCTTTGTTTATGATCTCTTATTGAATTTAAATAATTGATTCTTTTTTCTTTTGATACAACTTCATTTTCTACATTTGAATTAAATTTATATGTTTGTCCTGATTTTTCTTTATAATTTATAGCACTGCATCCGGTATAATCTTTTTGTATTTCATTTATTTCAATATCTATATTTTTAATTTGTGCCTGTATATTTTTGTAATTATATAAAAGATATTCTACTTTGCTGAAATTTGACATTATATTATTCATCTCCTTTTTATCATCTGGACAGATATTAAATACATCTGGCAACCTTTAAAACTTAGTCATATCAATACTTAAAAGCTACTTTTTTATTGAAATTCGTGGACAGATATATATAAATTCTTTATTATATATTTATAAAGTTTATATTTTACTTTTCTTTATATAAAAGAATATAAATTTATCTGTCCATCTGTCCTTAACATACTTTAAACTGTTGCTATTACTACATTATATTGGCTTCCAGATGATTAAATTTATCTGTCTTTATCTGTCCATATCTGGATTTTTCTGAAATATTCTTTCACCTTTTATTTTTTTATCTGTATTAAAACCATGTTTACAAACTTCTCTTGAAAATGCTATCCTGCTTAAAGCTTTAAGCCCGCTTTCATTACAGTATAATGAATATCGTAAATAAATATCTTTCGTAGGTTCATTCTCAATTTTGTTGTCTTCTAAGAATGCAATAACAGGATTATTAATTTCTTCATACTGCTGCCATATTTGTTGTGATGCTTTAGAAGCTGTAAAACTATTGTTTTTTAATATCCTTTCAAGTGCTGTAATACTTATTTTAAGCAGATATTCAAGTGATTCATTGGTAAGTAACTTATCCTTTATGAATGGATCAAAATCGGGATCATCTTTAGTAAATTTTGCATTAAAAGGTATAAATATAAGTCTGCTTTTTAAGCCGTCTGACAAATCATTAATACGTGGAAGATCATTCGCACTAAAAATTAATTTACTGTAATTTTCAAAATCAAAAGGGTCCTTACCTTTACGCTCAACATTGACGGTCTCACCTGTAACCAATTTTTTAAAAGTTTCATTATCATCAATATATTTGTTAGAAATATCATCACCGATATTAGCTAACTTTCCTTCAAGCTGATAAGTCTTGAATCGATCTCCAAGTTCTTTTAAACTTACTGATGATAAATTATCATTGCCTAACATTGCTTTTATTACTTTAAGTAAAGTTGATTTACCGTTTTGTCCATTACCAGTAAGAATAAAACATTTTCTCAATTCATTACGCCTGAATAATGTATATCCTATCATTTCTTCAATTAACAGCCGGAGTTGTTTATCATTACAACATATTTTATTTAGAGTTATATCAACTATTTCTGAATATGCTTCAGGATTATAATTTTATTTTTAATAATTATTTTTGGATTAAATTCTTGTAATTGTTTTGTTTTAATATCTAAAATCCCATTACCTAAAGCTATTAAATTTGACGGTGCTTGTACCTGCTCCGGAGCTAACAAATTAAGATAGTTTATAACTTCATTTCTTATATTTTTGGTTGAATTATTTATATACTGAAGCATGGATTTTTCTATTTCATTAAGGTTATTTGTATAAACACCATCTTTGTATATGTGTAACTGATTATTAATTTTTACAATGTTTTGATTTTCAATGAGGTA